TAACTCATTCACTGGATCATCAAACCATACATCTTCGATCAATCTCCATACTGGAATGAGACGAATGTTTGGTACATCAGGTAGTAACCCTGGTGGTGGTACATATTCACCTCACAACTACGGTTGGGAAGGAGATGACCCAAGAGGAATCATGGGTTATGGTACTGTTGGTGGTTGGAACATGCCTGTTAACAGAGACAGAAACTCATGTGCATCTGCACAAAAACAACAGCATGGATACAACTTAGGTGGAGGTAACTCTGCTGTAGGTAAGTTACACTTCCCTTCAGAGATCATGTATCAGGCAGGTAACTCACCTTCTGGTAATGACCATACTGCTTCATGTGCTGATGAAGATAGAACATGGGCTTCATTCTCAGGTAACAGATATTACTGTAATCATTCTAACGATAGTTGGGGTGGTTGGTCTTCATCTGCTGCTCCTGACGGAGTTTGTAAACCACTTCCTTCTAAATGGGGTCACTTCTATTGCGGAACTGGTAACAACGTTACAACTCCTTGGACTAAGTACAATGGTTCTTCAGGATCTGGTATTAAGAATGGATCTAAGGTTCGTTCTTATGGAGAAGAGAACATGATGATGGGTCAGGACTGGGGTTATATGATGGGACAATATGATGGTCAGCAGAACAACCACACTACTAAGTGGGATTATTCAACTGACGTTGAGACTAATATGGGTGCTTCTACAAGACCCAAAGGACATTATGGACAATCATCAGGTGGTTGCTGTTCAGCATCTGCATCTGTCACAGCTAGATACGCACAATAAAAATGAGATACTTAATCCTCAACGAAAAAGAAATCAAGCCTGAGCAGTATGTCAATATTGCTGAGACTGCTGATTCAAGACTTCATTACAACGAAATATTTTCGTTGATGCATTTTGCATGTGTAGAAGTAAGTGAAAACATCTTCCAAGTTATCTCTAAAGAGTGGGAACATAAGTATAAGGAAGTTACCAAACAGCAAGCACTAAATGGATCTAACTTCTTCTCAGAGATTAGACCTTATGGTAAGGTTATGGCAACTGTTAACCAACAAGGTGTTGCTCAAGCATGGACTCCTGCTGGTGGTGTTCTTAAAGTACCAGTAGAATTGACAGATGAAATCAAAAAAGAAATTACTGATTTTATGACTCTCTTTGCTATAGAGATTATTGATGATGAGTTTAATGTAAGGATTAAAAATCTAAGAGACACAACAGAATTAGAAACTGCTTCTTGGGAAATACAAAAGCATGAAGCAAGAGAATGGTTGAGAGAAAAAGGAAAGAATGGAAGTAAGACACCGTTCCTTGATTATCTTGCTACTCAAAGAGGTTTGGATAAAACAGATCTATCTAATAAAATTTTAACTAAGGCAGAATCTTACGAGGATAATCTGTCTACCATGCTTGTTACGTATCAACAACTTAAGAAAAAGTTTGAAGATGCCGATACTGTATGGGACCTAAATATATTATATGAAGATCACATCGGTATTATGATGCCTCAATTTCAGGCAATTGAAATGGGTCGCACTATATCTGATACTGACTGGGATCGTAAACCAGAGTATGAGGTAGACGCATATGTCTTTAAGTTCTGAATTAAGTAACAGAGATCCAAAAAATTCTAGATTATCCTATAACGCAGAGTTATCAGATATCATTGCTGATGTTAATAACATAGTCAGTTCTGATACTGGAGAGATAAGTTTAGCTAAGTCTTTCGTTGAGGAATTTGATTTCTCAAAGGAAGATTTTGATATCTTAGAAGGTTGTATGCGCTTCAATAGCGGTATGACTGAATACCAAAGTCAACATTTTGTTGTTGATCAGCAGTTGACTCCATGGAGAAAAGTTCGTCAGGCATTGATGGAGTTAGAAACTAGGTATCATGCTTACATAGAAAACAGGCATAGTCTTAGAAAAGCAGAATTATTAAGAAAGAAATTCATTCGTACTCTTCAAAATTTAGAAGCAGAAGGTGGAGATGAAATTGATGCTGGATTTATCCAGATTGATTTAGAAAAGAATGATTATGACATAGGTATCTGGAAAAGAAAACTACGTCAGTCAGAAATAGAAATGACACATTTCTTGAAAGTTGTTCATGAGCATGTTGATGAACAGCATCCTTTAGAATATTTCATAGAAGAACAAGAAGACGAAGAAAGAATATACTGGATTGCTCGTATGGGTAAACAGGCTGCTATGGATATTGTATCCTATGGTAGAATAGGTACTGGTAACATGACTTCTATTTTGGATATGCCAGAACAGGATCAAGTTAAATGTTTAGAAGTAGCAATACAATTCTCTGCTCTTGTTGGTGGTGGTATGGATAAATTAAATAAAACATTCGGTCCTGCTATACAAGCACAGATAGAATCAGAAGGTATAACAATGCCCAAGTTTGAGGCGCATAAATATACAGGACAGCTACATTTAAAAGAGGGGGAAAAATAGATGGCAGGTGTTTGGCACGCTGATGCAGAACGGTATGATGAGCTTCTGCCTATTGTACATTTCATGATGTATGATAAGTACAATCTTGAAAATAAAGATAAGGATTTGGACAGAGTAGAGCTCAGAAAAATCGCAATGGAGAACAAGCATCTCTTAGTGGAACATAGTGACAACGAAGGTATTTTTATTAATAAAGTTCTAGATGAATATGGTACAAAGGTTCTCGATCCCGCTGAATACAAAATTACCTGAAGATTTTGTAACAGGAACTTTTATACCGTTCCTGAATCAGTATAAGAAACATATTTACGACATATACTTCACATGTCGGATGCCTCCATTCGTTCAAGACGCAATGGGGGATACTATTGATGGGGATATGAGAGAGACAACATTCAATGCTCTCTATGTTTCTCAAGAAACAGGTATTCCATTATCAGCAACATTTAATAATATTCAAGTTCTTCCTAATCAAAAGAATTTGGATCTTTTTATTCAGAATTTTAAAGCAGTATATGATATGGGTGTTCGTATTGCTACGATACCTCATACAACATGGTTGTTAACTGGACAGATACAGAAAGAATTTCCAGAACTCTATATTAAAAATACTATACTCAGAGAAGTAACAAGAGCAAATGAAATAGTTAATCTAGCAAAAGCAGGATTTAATTATATCAATTTAGATCGTGATCTAATGAGAGATCATGATCAATTACTAAGAATTAAAAAAGCAAAAGAATATTGTGCTGAGATAGGTAAACCAGTTAAGATATCATTACTTGCTAATGAGTGGTGTTGGGGTGGATGTCCGATCATGCCAGAACACTATCATTATAATATGGAAAGAGGAGAAGATGATCCTCAATATTTTAATGATTCTATTAGTAGAGTGTCATGTTCTGGATGGGATGAAAGAGATCCAGCTAATGCTTTAAAACAAGCAGCATTACCTCCATGGAAAGAAGATTGGGAACAGTTTGTAGATTTAGGTATAGATGTATTCAAGATGCATGGTAGAGAGAATGCTCTGCGTCTGATGGAGTCTATGGATATTATTAAAAGATGGGATACTGATGAGGAATTATTATTTCCTCAGTTCAATGAGTATATTGAAGATACTACATTGCAAGAGAAACCAATTGATCTTTGGAGAGATAAGATAAAGACTTGTAAGTTTGATTGTTGGGATTGTAATTACTGTGATTCAGTTATTCATTCTAGGATGAAAAAGAATGAAAGAATTATGGATAAGGATATAGAACTAGTTCTCAATTCTATTGATAAGGCTGCAAGAGGAGATAGTAAGTTTAATCCAGAAGGATTTAATTACGAAGGTTTATCATCAAATATTATTAGACATTTTCTTAATAACTTATGTTCTAAAGAAGATGCTGTGTATTTAGAATTAGGTGTTGCTGCTGGTAGTACATTCTTTGCTGCAACAATGGATAGAGATATACCAGCATTTGCTGTAGATAATTATTCAGAAGAAGATATTGCTCCCTTCCGTGATGAGGATAGTTGGGATAGTGGTGGTAAAGTATATGGACATAAAGGATTTAAAATGAATAATCCTAAAGGTGCATTCTTTAAAGGTATGAAAAAGAATCAAGTCTTTCATGAGAAAAGTATTCAAGATCTAACTCAAGCAGATTTTAATATTATTCGTGATGAGCATACTATGGAGAATAAGAAAGCAAATATTATTTTCTATGATGCTGATCATGATCCACAACAACAATATGATAATCTAACATATCTTTATACAGTTATGGATGATCAATTTATCATAGTAATAGATGATGCTAACTTTATGGGTGTAGTAGAGTCAGCAAATATATGGGTCAAAGAAAATGATATTAAAGTTATGTTTGATCGTAAGATATTAACTGGAGTTCCAGAAGATCCTAATGGATGGTGGAACGGTGTACATATAATGGTGTGTCAGAAATGAATTCATTTAAGCACCAGTATATAATCATTAATATGGAAGATGATTACTTTGATCTTATAGAAAGACAACTTAATAAATGTCAAGGTACAAATCGTGAAAGTAAACCTATAGATGATTATGAATCTTCTAAGGTAGAAGGTTTAGAAAATAAAGGAGAACTTGATCTAGTAAATAGAGAATCAAAATCTCGTTTTATAGATGATGAACGATTGTATGGATTAGTAGATGGGTTTGTTGATTTTGCTAATAGAAAATGTGAATGGAATTATGATATTGATTTCATAGAACCTATGCAAGATACTGTATATGAAAAGGGTGGTTACTATGATTGGCATATAGATGAATCTAATTGGATGCAAGGTAAGAGACAGAATAATAGAATACGTAAACTTAGTTTTACTATACTATTGAATGATGATTTTGAAGGTGGTGAATTTGAAATGGTAATAGATGAGAAGAAGATTATTCCATTAAAGAAAAAGGATGCTATAATATTCAT